CCGTTCTTCTCCACTGATGAGAGTAACTTAATCCCCTGCTTTGAGCTCTCGGAGGAGTTGGTCAATCGATTTATGACCGATTTAATCATGGCGGCGGAGTTCCCCGCCATTCTTGGTACCCGTGGTCAGCCAAGAGGTTTGTACCAGTTTGCAAAACGTCGGATCGTCTTCCAGTGTTCTCGGGTTATAGCTAACATTGAGAAGATGATACAAATTCCATTGCTAAATGCGCTGCGACATTGTGGCGACATATTCTCAGCATGGAACGGTAGGGCGTCAGTTAATTACGCCATGACATCTATGATGTCAGCCGCCGACACCCAGCTACTTTCACTTGACTTTTCCAACTTTGATGCATCCGTTCCACCGGAGGTCATTAGTCGAGTGTTTTCCGTCATTAAGGGCTGGTTTAACCGGAGTTATGCTACTGAGATCGTTAGCTTTGTGGAAGCAGCTTTCTTAGGTTGTGGTATACACACACCGCATGGCTATTTTGGTGCTCGATGTGGTGGTATACCCTCAGGTTCTGTCTTGACTAACCTGGTTGGGAGCCTAGTTAATTATTGGGTCATGGCGTATGCCAATGCCTCTTGTGAGTACCAGTCTGTTAGGCAGTTGATCCAAGGTGATGATGGAGTATATTCCTACGTTGGAGGGATAGATCCATCGTGTATAGCTGAGGTTCTCTTGAGTGATTTGGGAATGACACTATCAGTTGACAAAAGCCTGTTCGCTGATAATGAGGTACACTTCTTACAGAATGTGTTCCGCCGGTCATATACGGTTGATGGTTTAGTGGCCGGTATCCGACCAGTTATGCGCGTCCTGAATGGTATGCTCTCATATGAGCGGTTTAGGACAGGATGGGTCGGGAGGATGGATACCCTGCGATGGTTACAGCAGATGGAGAACGCTTCGGAGCACCCTTGCTTCGTACCGTTTTGTGAATGGCTCTATGATTGGGATGCCTCAACTAAGGGCTACCTTCAAGACGATATCAGTACCATCATAGCTAAAGCTGGTGGTTTTGATAAGGTTCAGAGAGCCTTAGGAGGTTCATTAGGATTTACGAAGATTCCTATTGACCATCTGCACACTAGTAAGGTTTCTAGTGTTATGACGCGTCTCCGATTTAACAGATGATTTTGGGACTTCAATTGGAGGGTTGCTTGTGGATGTCCGTTTAATTACCGGCGTTAGAGACGCTATTGTAGCGGCTATTGAGGATGCTTGCCGCTCTTTTGTTCCTATGGTAGTTCCTCATAATCTTATTGTTAAGATTGAGGCGGCTGTGATCGATGATATTAAGATCATTGCCAAGGCGGCCATTTATGGACAGCCCCGAAAATAATTTATTGGAGGGTGATATGTATATCTCATTTAGGGTTAGCTTAGGCATACTCTTTGCTCT